GCCTCGCGACTCACACCTATTTATAAAAAGGAGATAATATGAGTGATTTGAGATCCAAACTTATCAAAAACAGCACCATCGAGTTTACGGCTACACTCGATAACAGCAAGATTTTCACGAAGAAGGATATGATCCCAACTTCAGTGCCAATGATTAACGTGGCGTTGTCTGGTTCAATCGACGGAGGTATCACTCCTGGACTTACTATGCTCGCTGGTCCGTCAAAGCATTTCAAGACTGGATTCGCGTTGCTCTTAGCGTCAGCTTATCTTAAGAAGTACGATGATGCTATCATTTTGTTCTACGATTCTGAGTTCGGTACGCCACAAGCTTACTTCAACACATTTGGTATTCCATTCGACCGAGTAGTTCATACGCCTATCATGGACGTCGAAGAACTCAAGTTCGATATCATGAAACAGCTAACCAACATTGAGCGTTCAGATCATGTGATGATTATCATCGACTCGATTGGTAATCTTGCTTCGAAGAAAGAAGTAGAAGACGCCCTTAACGAAAAGTCCGTAGCGGATATGTCTCGTGCGAAACAGCTCAAGTCGCTGTTCCGTATGATTACGCCATATCTCACGCTGCGCGATATTCCTATGGCTGTTATCAATCACACCTATAAAGAAATCGGTTTGTATCCTAAGGATATCGTCGGAGGTGGTACTGGTTCGTACTATGGTTCCGACAACATTTGGATCCTTGGCCGTCAGCAGGATAAGGATGCTGATGGTATCCAAGGTTATCACTTTGTAATTAACGTGGAGAAATCAAGATATGTCAGAGAAAAGTCAAAGATTCCAATCACCGTATCATATGAGGGCGGTATTAATCGCTGGAGTGGTTTGCTCGATGTTGCTATTGATGGTGGTTATATTGTAAAGCCTAAAAACGGTTGGTATGCGACAGTTGATAAGGAAACAGGAGAAGTTCATTCCCCTAGTATGCGCGCAGCAGATATTGTAGACAACAAAGAGTTCTGGTTGAAAATGTTTAGAGAAACAGATTTCTCAAAGTACATTAAGGAAACTTATTCGATAGCACATGGAGCGATACTCGATGAAACAGGAGACAATGATGACGCTGAGTGAGTTTTGGAGTGACGACAAGAGTAAAACTGCCAGTATCATTTTGGATAACGGCACATACGGCGTAGAGTTCTATGAAAACAACGAACTCATCGAGTATCGCACATTTCCTAATAAGTCACTGCGATATGCAGAAGATGCAGCTGAAAATTATACACTTGGTATACTGAGGATTGAATAATGAAAGTCATTGACAATCCAGCTGCTCCACGCTATACTACTGTTGAGAGATTAGATGTACCTAATTTCATTTGTATGCGAATCGAAGACGGCGAGTTTGAGGGCGTCGTTTATCATTATGAAAATCTGAAGATTTCAGAAAAGCTAGAAGATAGTGATGATCCTTGGCTTAGATTCAATTATCATATCGTCGAATCGTTTTGGGCTGACGGTATGTTCGAAGGTAAGCTCAAGGAAAGCTTTGAAGATACCGTTGCATGTATTCTACAAGACATTTTAATCAAGCAAGTAGGAAGGATTGGGGATGAAGATAGAGCTGACGATTCTAAAGAATCTGGTTCACAACGAGGACTTCGCCCGTAAGACGTTACCGTTTCTTAAAGAAGAATACTTTGGCGATTCAAGTGAGCGTCAGGTATTCAAGCGTATCAATGACTTTATGATCAAGTACAATAATCGTCCCACTCGTGAAGCGATTGGGATTGATATCGAGTCTAGCAATAATCTAAGCGAAGAAGAGCATAAGCGCTCGATGGAACTCGTTCGCGAGCTTGTCGAACCAGAACCTTCTGATATGACTTGGTTGCTTGAGACTACTGAGTCGTTCTGTCAAGAGCGCGCAGTCTATAACGCTATCATGGATAGTATCGCTATTCTTGACGGCAAAGATAAGCATCGCACCAAGAATGCGCTTCCTGAGATTCTTGCAGAAGCGTTGGGTGTATCGTTCGATAGTCATATTGGTCACGACTTCATTGAAGACTCTGACGAACGATATGATTTCTATCATCGTAAGGAAGAAAAGATTCCGTTCGACCTTGAGTTGATGAACACTATCACTCGCGGTGGATTATCTCGTAAGTCACTCAATATCATTCTTGCTGGTACTGGTGCTGGTAAGACTTTGATGATGTGTCATCTTGCAGCAGCCAATCTTACAATGGGTAAGAACGTTCTGTATATCACTATGGAAATGGCTGAGGAAAAGATTGCCGAGCGTATCGACGCTAATCTGTTGAATGTACCTCTTGATGATCTGAGTCATATTCCAAAGGATATGTACGATACTAAGATTGCTCGCATGAGATCGAAGACTGAAGGCAAGCTTATCATCAAGGAGTATCCAACTGCGTCCGCGCACGTAGGTCATTTCCGTCATTTGCTAAACGAGCTTAATCTAAAGCGAAGCTTCGTGCCTGATATCGTGTATGTCGATTATCTCAATATCTGTATGTCGTCACGAGTTAAGTCCGGTTCGAACGTCAGCAGCTACACCTATGTTAAGGCTATTGCGGAAGAACTCCGTGGGCTTGCAGTCGAAAAGAATATACCTATCGTATCTGCTACTCAGACAACTCGTTCTGGTTATTCATCAAGTGATCCTGGTCTTGAAGATACGTCAGAATCGTTTGGTTTGCCTGCTACAGCCGACTTCATGATTGCGCTTATTCGTACAGACGAACTCGACGAAGCCGGTCAAGTGTCTGTCAAACAGCTTAAGAATCGTTATGCTGATCCATCCATTAATCGTAAGTTCGTACTAGGTATCGACAGAACTAAGATGCGTTTGTTCGACACCGAAGATTCTGCTCAAAACGATATCATTGACGATAGCCGCGGCGGAAAAACGAAACGCTCCGATTCAGTTATGGATAACACCAAATTTGGGATGGAAGATCGTGAACGTAGTAAGCCTAAATCCAAGTTCAATAACTTCAAGTTCTGAGAAACTAAATAACTGCGTTCTGATAAGCAAGAAGGGAGTTACAATGGTCCCAGGAGCTTTAGATTACGCAAAAAACACAGCCAGAATCAAAGTCACTGGTGGCGACAAAAATAAACGAAAACTAATCAAGCAAGCTACACGATGGATGTTAGGTTATACTTTAGGATCACGTTTAGCCAACAACATATCCATCAAGATACGTATCACAGAAAAGCTTAGGGATTCTAATGTTTATGGTTCTGTGATATGGGAAGATGATAATCATCGTCCACGCGAGTACGATATGGAACTATGCAACTATCTTAAAGATAGGATACTATATAGAGTACTCGCGCATGAAATTGTTCACATTAGACAATATGCTACCGGTGATCTCAAAGATCTAGCCTCCAAAGCAAACTACTGTAAATGGAAAGACGAGCTAGTCCTAGCCGAAGGACCTGGAAGCGGATCATACTTTGATCTACCATGGGAAATCGAAGCTCGTCAGCAGCAAAACATTATCCTAGGTGACTGGAAACGAGCTTACGGATATAAGTTCAGACAAAAGACAGGAGAAATATATAGTGACGGTGACAATCTATAGTAAGGACAATTGTCCTTGGTGCGATAAAGCGAAAGCACTTATGACAGAAAAAGGTGAAGAATATAACGAAATCGTTATCGGTCGCGACATTACTCGTGAAGAATTTACAGAAAAGTTCCCTCATGTTAAGACAGTACCCTATTGTCTGATTGGAAGTTTAGTTTTGCCGTCATATGAATCACTTGAGGAATACATGAATCATCCTGTTCGTAGAACAGTAGCGAAGTTCTAATGGCTCAGCACCGATAGCTTAGTGGCTAAAGCCGGCCGCTCATAACGGTCTTATCGGGGGTTCGAGTCCCTCTCGGTGCACCATTAACTAAATAGAAAATGCTTAAAATTATAGCTGTTTTGAGCGTATGCTTGCTAATTGTTGGCTGCGCTCCTACTATGATCGAAAGTCCAAAGCTTGCTAAAACTAGCTGGTATCAAATGGGTACAAGAACTGCGTCAGGAGAACGCTATAACCCAGATGGATTAACGGTCGCACATAAAACTTACCCTTTCGGTACTCTCCTAAAACTAACAAATCCGGAAAATAACAAAACTGTTATCGCGCGAGTGAATGATCGTGGTCCTTTTAGTCACGGTCGCGAACTAGATGCTTCGCGCGGTACTGCTAGAGAATTAGGATTTATCAACAAAGGCGTTGCTGATCTTAAAGTGGAAGTCATTCTAAATAAGGACTATGTTATCTATGCTATGACTACTCCAGATAAACCTTGGGTCAAAACAGCAATGTTAGAGAACAGGACTCATGACTAAGGAGGTGCTTTTTTCGTTATGAGTCAGGGAGGAGCAATGACGCTCCTCCCTTTTTTCGTTTATAAATATATCATGGCAAATGCAATTAAAAAAGCGAGCGGTGTTCCTTCTCTTGAAAAATATCTTGAGATGGCTAAACAAATGTTCGCCGAAACAGAACCTATTCCATTCGTAACTAATGCGAAAGGTGATGTTACTTTTGTTGACCCACTTGAACTAACAGATTCTGCTAGAAAAGCGCTCTTGAAAGAACTCAATTCTGTTGTTTTACCAGCAGATATAAAATCTGCGAGACAAAAGCTAGAACTGATAAGATTTAAGATAGGCGCCCAGACATATTCGGTAGCTGATCTTGCTAAACCAACAGAAAAAATACCTCTAGGATATATCGCAGAAACAATACTACAAGCTGCCATTATCGCTCGATTTGTGATGAGAGATAAGAACAGCACTAATATATCAGCTAAAGATATCGAAAAATATATTGGCGCATACATTAAGTCTAAAGAACAATGGAACACTGGTCAAAAGAGTACGCAAGTCAATAAGATAGTGCGTTTCGACGCAGACAATCTAGGTCAGTCGTTTAAAGACAAAGTTGTTGGATACATGTCACTTAATAAAGGCGCATATGCGTATCTTGAAAAGGCATATTCGAAAGGGACTTTGTCTAGAGATGCTCTGATAGGCCCGTTCTTTACAGATTCTATGAACTATGTTAATAAGGCAGAACCAAAAACGCATGCATGGTATTTCTATACGAATGGTAAAATAGACCTTATTGAAATCCAATCCACTTCTATCACAGGTCAAGCCGAAGGTAGAAAAGCAGATATCATAACGAAATACAGAGAAGGATATACAGGCGCACCTGGTTCTGGAAAACCTACGTCTTTTGATTTAGAATTATCTATCAAGATAAAAGGCACTACACAATTTGGTCAAGCTACGAACATCAACTTAACTTCTATCGCAAAATTCATGTCCTATGTTGGTGTCACGTTAGACTCTACGACCAAGAAAAAGATAGAAAAAGTATTCGAAGACAATAATTTAAAGATGGTTAATGACAAGTTCATGCTAAACGATAAACCTGTTACAGCTCAGAAACTGGAAGAAATGGGTGTTTGGCATAAAGTTATGACTATAATGTATAATCGAATCAATTCTCAAGTGACTGGAACTGGATTACCAGCGCTCATATCTGGTATTATGGACGGGATAGCTAGTAGAGAAGAGCAAAACAGATTACCCGACGTAACTGCTTCGAACTCCAAAAACAAACTACCAGCAAGGCCTGGCTTGAGCATCGTAGATATTGGAACTGGAGCAAATGTTTACGACGTTGCAAAACTGATACCTTATAAGAAATCCAAAGGAAAAGTTACAACAGACCTAAGACTAGGTTCTATGAATGGTGGCGGTGAAGGTAAAAACTTTAAGATAGATATCTACGTGGCTAATCAACTACTAGTCACCCTTTCATCTCGTCGCATTCAGACTAATTTCAGAAACTACATATGTTCGGGTATTGTGCTTAGAAAATGGATGTCAAGACCTGATTGATACTTGACCCCTTTGTTACACTTATATTATAATGCGTAAACATTGTTTCGTCAAGACGTTTTTATAAATAAAGGGAGCAGAAAGCTAAGGCAATCCTGCTCTCAAATCATTTGCGGTTAGGGTACGCCAGTCCCGCTAGGAGTGTGATGAAAAGCTTTAAGAGCCATTTGCTCGAAACGACTTTTTCCGCTGAGGAAGACAAGTCGCACTATACACATATCGAAGATGAGCTGTATGTTTCGGGTGCTCGTTCTTTCGCTAAGATCAATGGGTTTTTCCATGACCTTATCAAAGGCATTCCAGAAACTGTAAACCAGACTAAGATCGACGGCGCTCCTACCGTATTCTACGGCTACAACGATGGTAGATTTTTCGTAGCCACTAAGTCTATTTTCAACAAAGATCCTAAGATTAATTACACGGTCGACGATATCGAACGTAATCACGGCCATGCGCCTGGGCTCGTAGCTAAACTAAAGCTCGCTCTTGAATACCTCCCCTCAATCACAAACAATCGTAACGAAATCTTGCAAGGCGATATGATGTTCGCTAAGTCGGATCTGAAGAAAGTTAAGATTGACGGTGTGCTTCACTGGTTGTTTAAGCCGAACACAGTAACAAATGCTGTTGCTGTCGATTCTGATTTGGGTAAGCTCATCGGTCGTGCTGCTATTGGTTTCGCACCACACACCAAATACAATGCAGCTGGTAGTCGCGTCACGATACAGGCGCGCGATATCAAAAAGAACGCTCATGTATTCATTATGCCTATCGACGCTCCTATACTGAGTGAAGTAGGTCATATCCAGGGATATATCGAAGAAATTTCAGCCATGCTTGCGTCCCTACCAAAAGATGCGCTTGCTTTCGTTTCTTCACCAGAAATGAGTAAATGGTTCCTGCAATACGCTAATGACGTCATTCGTAACAAAACTAATCAGACGTACAATGGATTCGTCAAGTTCATGAATGATAAGTTGCAGAAAGAAGTAGATAAGGTAAAGAGCGATAAGGCTAAAGCTGCTAAACAGCAGACGCTCGATGACACGATTGCTAGCATCAAGCAGAACGCAAGCGGAATCGCTGCTGTGCTCGAAGTTCATACAGAAATCGCTGACATAAAAGATAAGATTATCGACGAGCTGGATAAGTATCAACCAATTCGTAGATATTTCGAAAATGAGTTTGGTGGTCTCGTAAGAACGAATCCTGAAGGGTATGTGTTACTTGGAAAACACGGTACAGCTAAATTAGTCAAGCGCCGCGTGTTCAGTGCGCAGAACTTTGCTGCTGGCGCATACAGAAAAGCGGGAGCGAAAGATGAATAAGTCGGTTGTTATCGTTCCGCTCGGTAGATTCAGTCCTCCTCATAAGGAGCATGAAAGCTTAGTCAATTCTGTTCTGAAGTTGGCTAAGTCTACACACAGCGACGCTAAGATATTTGTTTCGCGCACAGTCGACAAGAAAAAGAACCCACTGACGCCGCAGGAAAAGATTAAGTATCTGAACAAAATGTTCCCTGGTCATAAGGGTCTGTTCGATATGCCTCCTGCGAATAACCCAACAATGATTGGTGCGCTTGCTGCTCTGTCTGGTAAGTATGAAACAGTTCATATCGTTCTTGGTGACGACAGAGTTGCTGCTACTGAAACACTAGTCAACAAGTATAACGGTAAAGATTTCACATTCGACAAGATAATCGTTCATTCGCGTCATTCTATCATCAGCACTCGCGTGGGAGATGCAGACGGCGTACACGCCTCAGATATTCGCGACTGGGCTAGAGCTGGCGATTTTGATAAGGTCCGCGAATCTATGTCGAAGCATTTATCTGATGCAGACGTAAAGGAGATCATGCACTTGATACAGTCTCGTTTAGGGTCTACAGTAAAAGAATCTGCGCTCGATGATTTGTTCATGGAGTATATCATCGAGTCTGACGAGCCAACAATTACGTTTCCTTCTGATAGTGAAATGTCTAAGCAAATCGACGATATGTCTGACGATGAGCTAGACCTAGATGATTCCGACGTTCTTATGTTGGACGTTATCGTAGGACAAGATATCGAAAAAGAAGATGTGTCGGAAGCTAAGGTGCTTTCTATTCAGACTCGTCAGAAACTAGCACAGCGCATGAAGGGGATGTCAAAGCGTCTTGCTCGTCTCCGTCAAATTAAAGCTAAGACTATGCCCGCCCAACAGCGCTTGCGTATGCGCGCTCGTAAGGCAGCTATCATGATGCTTCGTAAACGTGCAACTGGTAAGAAAAACTTAGACTACAATTCACTATCAAAGTCACAGAGAATTGCCGTCGATAATGCTCTCGTTCAGCGTTTCGGTAAGTCACTCAATTCTGCTGTAGACAAACTATCAAAGAGAATCATGCCCATGATCCGTAAGAAAGCACAAACAAACGTAGCCAAAGCTCGTGATGTAAAGGAATCCTTTATCTACGAAGATAAGGGTAAGGAAGGAACGAAAGCTGACGTAAAGAGCGATATCAAGCAAGCTAAGAAGCGTGGTATTTCAGTATCAGATTGGGAAAAGTCAAAGGCTGATAAAGCTCACGATTCTCCGCTGAATATTGATCCTACGAAGCTCGACAATCTTAGCATTGATCCAACCAAGAATGATCGTACAGCCCCTAATCCAGAACAGGGTCATTTGCATCAGAATAGAAAGCTTATGCACTATGCTCGTTCAGTTGACGAAGGACGTAAGTCTTCTGCTGATAAGGATGCTCGCGACGCTGGTGATACTAACATTATCTATCAGATGCGCAAGACTATCAACTCTCGCGGCGAACACGAAACAACTTTCGCTGACGGACATAAGGCACATATCTCAGTAAACGACGCTAAGAAAATGCTTGCTAAGTTCGAAGCATTGCGTATGCCAGCTGATAAGCACAGCTTCACTATCGCTGCTGGTAAGAGTCTTCAGGCATTCCGTAATGTGATGGCTCATGGTATTCCTAAGGATAAGCCAAAGATCAGTCTTGGTGGACGTCAGTTCAACGAGTTTTATCTAGGCGTTGGTCGTAGTCGTACCGTGTCACCATATGATAAGGACGAGCCACCTGGCGTTCGTAACGTAGGCGAAGTTGCTAAGGATGAGGATCGTCCAGAAGATCCTAATCGTTCACGTCCACTAAGTCAAAAGCTAGATTTGCTTCTTCGTCTAGGTTTGTCTGATCAGGAAGAATTGCAGAAGTATCGCCGTGCATTGCGTTCTAGCAAGA